CTTTTGCTCGAACCTTTGTAGATATCACCAGTCGCATCTAGAATAGGCTCTTCGACCTGAGATATAACATCCATTATATCTTCATCGCCGGTGACGGAATTGAGATGTTGTTCACACGCTTTCAGCGTCTTTTTTAGGTCTCTTGCCAGCTTAAGCTTTGCCAGCTTAGACGCATAAATCCCAATGTTATCTTTGAGAATAGGAAAGTTAAATAACGACCTAATAAAGCCTATTTCGTCCCTAGTGTTGATCTGGTCATAGACTCCCAGATCGTTTGCAGCGGACAGAATGGAAGACAGCTCAACTTTAGAGGTTTCAAAGATAGATTTTTGAACGCAACTAAAAACAAGCTGATTCATTTCGTCGGTGAAATGGTCAGACTGAATAAAGTCTATCTCAAGATGAGCATCTAGACCATGCTGACAAAGAGCAGATATAACAGCTCTTTCCGCCGCTAGGTCTTCCAAGTTGTGTTTGGTTATTTTGCTAGACATTTGTCGCAGACGAAGTATTCTCTTTTGTGTACTGGATTGACTGTCAGAACTTTATCGCAGCGTTCGCATTTCTGCTCGACTGGTTTGTAGGCGGCTCTCTTTCTCTCTGTCGGCTTAAATGTTGGTGTCTCGACATGCTTAGCCTCTTCGCCGTCGTCCACAAAGCCGTTAGACCTGTTGCGAACTTCATTAACCGGAACTCCGCCGCGCCGTGTTTCCATTGGTTGGTCTTTGATTGTAGCGACAAAATTGTCATCTTGAGACGTAGCTTTGGGCGGAGCCGGGGCTTCCTTTGGCGGCTCCGGTTTCAACGCTCCCGCAATCAATTCCTGTTTTTGTTCCGGAGTCAAAGACTCTAGTATTTTTTTTACCAAATCATCTGTCATGTTATCTCCTTCTAGATAGGCTGTTTAGGATATCCGCCATTTTCTGAACCCTCGCGGCCTTGCCGTCCAGCATTTCAACTCTAGCCTCGGCATGGTTCTTGATTTTAAGGATCTCGGAAGCCAGTGGATTCTCCCTGATTGCCCCAAAGTATTTCTCTTGCCACTTCGCGTATTGCCCGCCGTAGTTATGCATCACTGTAGATATTATATACCAAATACTGCTATCTGCCCACTCTAAAACTGTTTTTTGTTTAGCTCTTACAGATTCGAGATACTCGCCATAGCTGTGTAGTTCATAGGCATACACAAGACACTCTTCGCCGGTAAGAGATTTGAGTGTTTCCGAAGTCATGTTGAGTATCTTGGGTATATTACTGGCATCTTCGCCCTTGAGATTCTTTCTTGGGCCTCTTGGACTTTTGATGTTGTTGCAACTAATCCAATCATCAATAGCCTGTTCAAATTCCTGTAGCTTTTCTTCACCTGTCATATCTTCTCAGACCACTCTTCCGGTGTTTCGTTGTAGTTAAATTCCACAAGTGTAATATCATTCAGCTTGCACCACTCTCTCTTATCGGCATCTCTAGCCTTTGCTCTGTAGAAAGCCATCTTGTTTTTGTAAAAAAAGCTGTTAAAGTTGTGATGCTGTTCACCATGTACTTCCACAATTAAACGTCGATTAGGAACAAATAGATCGGCCCGCAATGAGCCGCCCCGTCTCTCTGTTTTAGTGCCGGGTAGCGAAACTTCTTCCAATATTCTATCATACGGAAACCGATTGTCAAGCAATTCTTTGGCTTTTTTGTGAAGATTGGATCTTTTTTCTGTTTGTGATTGGCACGACGAAGCGTTCCACTGATAGATTCTTCCGTCTAGTCCCTGTATTTCCATTATCAATACCCTTTCATGTGTTGTTGTATATCTCCTTAGAAATACAATTCCAGTCTGTCATAGGTTCAAATATCTCCCCGTGCCAAAAAGGAAATTCATGTACACACGGATAGATTACATTGTTTTGATTGCCAATAAAACCAATCCACCAACTAAATGTGCCCAGAGATAAAATCTTGTTTTCAAATGTAGATCCAAAAGCTATAGTGTTTTCGGGTGTGTCATCATAAAATTCCAGATTAAACTCGCGTAGTAGTCTTTGTGTTAATGGATGATCTGGACTGTCGGACCCAATGAAGCCTCTACTAAAATTTGTTTGCGACAAGCAATGTCGATAGTATTCGTAGGTCGGTACAAGCTCTAGCCTGTCCGTGTCAACCAAATCTCCCAATCTTACATGTACAAATACCCCGTCATTTTTTCCAAAGTCTGATACGATTTTATTTTTATGTTTGGATATCAGCTCTACAACTTTTGGATTCTGGCAGTAGATATCGTCCCACGATGTTCCGGCCCCGAAACCCACAAAGGTTAGCGGAAAATGATCAGGGTGTCGCCTAAGCTCTCCCCATTTGTATCCCCACTGATCTTCGTAACTAATGTCTGCCTTGTCTTGTGAGCCTGTGTAAAGTTTTGTTCGCATCCAGTTACATAGTACTTCTTCTTTTTCCAACGCTAATGCGGCGGCACAAAAAAGCTGAAACAGTTTATTGCCCAGACTACAATTTGGAGCATGTCTCACAACAGGTCCAGATCGTGGAGTCGGGTCGAGATGGTTGATTTTTATCGCCATTAATCGTCCACCACAGCCCTTCCCTTTAGCTGCTCCCAGTCCTTTTCTGGTCTGACTACAAGGTTTGTAGTCCAAGCGCCCAACAGAGTGTAGCAGGGGGCGCCTAGCTTGGTGGAAAAGTCGATTATGGCGTTTATATCTTTGGGGAAACAGCTTCCACCAAATCCGTTGTGTCCATCTGGACCCGGCACAACCCAATGCGTGTTCCCAAGCCTAGGGTCAAATGTTGCGTATTCAGTCACCTTGTCATAGTCTACCCCAGACAATTTACACATAGCCGCAAATTCATTAGCTACTGACACTTTCACAGCCAAGAAACAATTAGATAGATATTTTACGTACTCCGCTGTGCAGGAGTCTGTTTTGATCACAGTAACATTTGGAAACACTCGTGAATAGAACTGCTTGAGCGGTGTGGTTGCCTCCACCTCGCCTCCCAGAAGTACACGGTTGGTATTTTCAAAATCCTTTTCCGCAAACCTCTCTGTTAAAAACTCCGGGTTAAAGACTATGCGACCACCACCAAAGGTCTCGTTTAGCCTTTTTGTTGTTCCGGGAGGAATTGTGGATTTGATAACGACGATACAATCACTCTGCGCATCGGCAATCTCTCGACATACAGACTCCACTATAGATGTGTCACACGCCCCTCCAGACTTCATTGGCGTCGGCACACAGACAAAGATAGCATCAGAACACTCACACAGTTCTTGTATAGACTCTGTTGATCTCTCGTGTGCCAGCTTGTCGTAAGTGTTGATTGTGTAATATTGTGAAAAGACTTTTTTAAGGGATTTACCGACAAAGCCTTGTCCCACGATTCCAACTTGTTTAATGGTGTCAATCATTTCTACACTTCTCCCGAAGTTCCTGTCCTAAAATAAAAACCCAATTCAGTATCGCTCCAAAAACCAGAACGATAAGTAAGATTGGGACACACAATATTTTAATTAAATCTGTAAGAAGGGTTCTATGTGCTAGCCTATACATATTGTATTACAACATACCTTTGACAGCAGACTCAAGCAGGGCGATAAGCTTAGGGTTTTCAGAAAGGAATGCGTAAAGCTTATCTTGTCCTTGAAATTTGAATGCCTTTTCGACCGCTTCATCGTCTTCAATGTTCAGATCGGGCTTAATCTCTTTGGCAATATCTTTAAATGAGTTTATAAACGAGCAGGTAAACCAAGCTCCGGACTTTTCTATTAGCCCTAGGTCACACGCCAACATCAAAATCTCTTGGGTTTTATCTACACCATGACCATACCGAATGTAGCTTTGGACCTGACCTCCGGGAGCACCCATGCTAGAACAGATAATTTTCCAGTTCACAATCTGACCTATCCTCTGGTCGCTACTGTCTACCCAAGGCTTTACCGCAGAAATCTTTTCACCCCCGCTAGCAATTTCCATCCTTGTGTCTGCCTGATATTGAATTTTGTTTCCACCGTCTGGTAGCTTGGCTTTTCCAAAGCCTGCTGTGTTGGCAATGTAGTGAGTAATCGCAATCACAAGACCTCTCTGACGGGGTAATAGTTGTCCAATTTTCTTGGTAAAGATGGAAAGAATCTTAGGTAGCCCGGCTCTGCCCGGACTAAAGTCGCCATCCAGTTCTTTCTTAGGCATAAGGGATGATATAGAGTCGATAATCAGCACCGCTCCATAATAGTCTGGGTGGCTCATCATCTTGTACGCCACATCTAGGAAGTCCTCTGCGGGGATCGGTTTATCTTCCGGGGCTACAATTGTCATCTTCTCAGGGTCTAGTTCCGCCACTTCAAAGTTCATGTCCTTTAACCTACCCTCGGCGTCGAGATATATGATCGGCCTACCATCCTTTTGACAGTTTGCCGCAATCTGCATAGCGGTAGTAGTTTTTCCCGACTTTGGATCTCCGGTCAGCGTTAGCCAGCCGCCCTCTCTAATCCCTCCACCCAAAGCTATATCTATCGCCGGACTTACTGTAATTACCTTGTAGTTCTTTTTAGCCTCCAAAACATCAAGACCGCTGGAAACTATCTGTCCGTACTCTTTGATAATTTTTGCTAAGTACTCAGGCTTCTTCTGTTTTGTTTGTACCATTCTCTATATTCCTCAGTTTTGAAAACAAGGTATTCTTTTTTTTGTGCTGCGTTGTTCTATACTCTGGATTTTCGGGAACCTTTAACACTTCTTTCTTTTTGGATTTTTCTTTTTCTATACGCTCCAGAGATTCCTTAACCCCTTTCTCTACGAACTTTAGGGCTAAGACAAAGTTGCCGGATTTATGCAGAAATCCCAGCGAGTAAACGTTTTTTGCTCCGGGACTGTTGATGTAATGTATCAGAGCTTCTTCTCCGAATTTATTTATCAGCTTCCAAGCTACGCGAACCTGTACTTGGTATTGCTCTTGGTGAGACTTGTTCCAGAATTTATATTCTAGACTGCCTTTGTTCTCTCGTTCGCGTTTACGCAGACACACTATTTCTGCTGCGTATTGGGCGGCGTTACAGTCCTGCCCCGTTGAGATGCTTTTGAACGTCCGGGTGTGTTCTTTTTTCTGAGTCATTTTTGAATATCATCAACTTTAAGTTGTCCTGAGTAAGCTCGCGCGTGCCGGAAAGCTTTTCCAAATTGTTAAAAGGCCAAACGTATTTTGACACATCTATTTTAGAACAGTCGTCTCTCAAAAGACACACTGTTAAAGTCTGATAAGACTGACAGTAAGAGCCGTCCATAGATTGATCTTGGGCAACACCTCTAACTACAGATATTCCATCTAAACCGTTTGGGTTTTCAAAAAACACTTTTTGGTCAGCACCAAACATGTAAAGCTGAACTTTGGCTGGCAACACATCGTTTTGCTTACAATGCTCGGCCAATCTAATCCAAGGGTTTTTAGTGTTGGGTCTTTCATAATCCCCATACACGCTAGTACCATCTGTTAATGTTATCTGCCAGCTTATCATTAATTGCACATGACAAAGGTCTTTCATGTGACTATCAAGTTGAGTACAAAGCATTATCTAGTCTTCTTTTATTTTGTGAATAATACCCCTGTATCTTTTTGGAGTAGTAGTCCCTCGTTTAGCTTTGTTTTCATCGGAAGTTATAGATGCGGCTTCCGTCATCACCGTAACGCCCCTCTCGGGCTTTCTGGCAAAGAGATTGTGCGTCGGGCTGGTTTCATCGGATTTAATATTTACATACTTCGATACGATGTTTACAGATCGTTCAAGCTCTTTTGCAATCTCTTCCGCTGCCATAGATTGGTTATCGTCTATAAACTTCTTTTCTTTGTTGGACAGTGGTCCCCTTTTCATTTTAATTCTCCATTAGGAATCGTCTAGCTCTCGTAAAGTGCAGTCTGTTTTTGCTTTGTAGATACTGCACGTAGGCTTCAAATGTGTTTTCTGAAACTTTTTTAAACTTATACATGTGTGTTTGTCGCCTTGAGTTGGCGTAAGAAGAATCCGCCTGATGTGGATCTAGTAATTCGTTTCTTCCGTATTTTATAAAATATTGCGTAGACCCGTTAGAGGATGCAACAGTTTTTGCCACGGCTGATGCCTGTTCTGACTCCTCGCCGTTAAAATCAAGAAATGTTACCCGGACCACAACGCTATCCGGTAGGTTTAGTCCGGAAATGTCCTCGTTTTCCCATCTAGCCATTTATTTTCTCCAGTGCTTGTTTGACAGCTTTAATACAGTCCGCTTCGGTAGGGCCGCTAAAACAGATTTGACCCTTCGTAGTTACTCCGTATTTAGCCAACAGACTATTCCCCATTACAAAATGGTCAAGAGTACCATCGTTGTTGATTTTGCGAACGTCGAGCTTGAATGTGATCGTTGCGTGGTGTGGATATTCTCGCCTAGGAATTACGCTCCCTTCTTCTGCTTGCTCCGACATTAATCAATCTCCATTTTTTATCCAGTTGATTTTCTGCTCGGGAGTCATAGCGTTAATCTTCCTATTTGTCTCACGGGCTTGCTTAGCTTTTTGATCTTGCTTCATTCCATGTTCGTGTGTCTTGTCCTGTAGCTCATATGTTCCCATCTTGGAAGTGTTTCTATCTGCTAATTGACCGATAGTATTAGGCGAGCCTCGCACAAACATAGCCGGGGGATTAATGAACACCTTTATCAGAGTTTCTTCTCCGCAGTGCGGACATTCGTATTCGGACGGTTCGTCCATTCTCTGGGTAATCTCTGTATAATATGCGCACTTTTCGCATTCAAAATCATATGTGGGCATGTATTTCTCCTTCCATTGTACCACATTATGTGCATTGGGGCAATAGAAATGCTCACAATTTCGCAAGTATTCTGGATATAATTGAGTTTCTGACAATATCTTCATCGGTTAGTTTACACACGGCAACTCCGGTTACGTGCTGTAGTTTTTCCATGCAGGCGTTAAGACCGCCCCCCGAACGATTGTCTAGATCAGTTTGACCAGCATCACCATTGATCACTGCTTTTGAATCAGAACCAATTCTAGTTATGAACATCTTGATCTGTTCGTAGGTTGCGTTTTGCGCCTCGTCCAGTATCATAAAGGCATTGTGGAAGTTTCTACCTCTCATATATTCGAGAGGGCACATTTCAACTTGATTTGTTGACCGGGTGGAGTTGTATGTATCGACCCCTAGGTAAAGCTTCATTTCTTCTACAACCGGTACAAGATAAGGTTGTATCTTTTCCGTTAATGTTCCCGGAAGAAAGCCAAGACCTCTTCCCGCTTCAACTACGGGCCTAGTGATGATGATTTTGTCTACTTTATCTTCCAGAAAGTGTTCGCAAGCCAACCCTACGGCCACCGCTGTTTTTCCCGATCCCGCTGGGCCACAACAGAACGTCACGTCGTTTTCAATCATAGACCTTATATATTCTGCTTGATTTTGAGTCTTTGGCTTTAGCTGCTTCCTACGGGGTCTGGTGTGGTGTTTTTGTTTTTGTGATTTACGTTTAGGCAATGTGCGATACTCCTGATGTTAAAACATTACATTAGTTAGGTCTCTCACGACTGAATCTTTGACCAAGACAGCATCGCTATGATCGTTTTGATAGGACATCGTAGCCTGTAAATTTCCTCCGCCCGTATCAGCACCATCGTATGATATGTTAGTTAGGTAATTTTTTCCTCCTAAATCCCATATAAAATAGTCTGATAATGGGTCAACTTGAGACACTAGACGAATCTGTCCGTCAGGAGAAAAGTTGTCATCGACATTTGGCAATGCGTATGGATATACTTGTCTAGAGGTGCCTGTAAATGAACACGTCACCTGCACAGGCAAAACAATGAATCTATACAGGTTCTGTTTGCCTTGGTCTACAGATCCTCTCCATCTACCCGTGTCGATTATATCTGAATAGTCTATGCTTACTTCCAGATCTATGGAATTGATTCCGAGTATTCGCTTATCTCCTTGCGATCCTCCGGCGTCAAACATATCTTCCACTTCGCTGGGCAATACCGATTTCTTTGTGGGCAGCGGTGACTGGTTCAGAAAATCTAGGTGACTTCTCTTCAGTATATTGCCACTCTGCGCTGTAGCTGGCAGCGTATAACTGGACACAGAAGTGGTTTCATTGTATGTTACAGCCCTTGTGGTAAGCGAAACACTTTCCGTGATTGGCCCGTCCACACTCATACTATAACTTATAGAAGATATTAAACAGTTTCTGTATGTTACTTGTTGTACCGTAGTTCCGTCATCAAGCAGTCCTTGATCATCGGAACCGTATAGTACGGTGACATCATATCCCTTGCTAAGATTTCCTATTCCATCACTACCCAGATTGTCATTATTGAGGATGTGAGAGTTTTGATAGGTCGAGTAATTCGATGGGTAGTAAAAGAAATTAGAGTCTTTATCTATGATTCTCTCTATAGTAATTTCAAACGATTGAGGAGAATAAAAGTGGTACTTTCTTTTGGCTCTACCGGGGTCTGGTAGTGACGAAGATGGAAAATCGGAATTAACTCCGACACTTTGTACCCCTGTTAAGAAAGTTCCGTCTTGCGGGGCGTCGGAGCCGCTAGCATCGCTCTTGATTAAGACGCCCACACAGGCATAAAAAATACGGTCGTTTGACATTGTTATGCTCCGCTGCTACCAAAACCGCCCTTGCCGCGATCTGTATCTTCCAGCTCATCGACTTGTACGATTGTTGTGCATGGCATTTCTTGGAATAGTATTTGAGCAATCCGATTGCCCGCTTCTATCTCTAGCTCAACGTCGGAAGAGTTGTATAAACAAACCCTTACTTCGCCTCGGTATCCGGAGTCTATAACTCCCGCAAAAACGTCTACACCCTTTTTTACAGCCATGCCCGAACGGGGCCATATCAGCCCAACAAAACCTTGTGGTATCGCCATGGCGATTCCTGTTTTAATTAGGGCGGTGGAGCCTGCGGCAACAGTGGCATCTTCAGACGCATATAAATCCCAGCCCGCATCATATTCATGCGCCTTGGTGGGGAGTGTTGCGTCTTCTGTCAAGGTTTTACATGGAACGCTATTTTTTTTTCTAGGGACGTTTCTGCTAAGTCCCTCTGCTAACATACTATTACGGGCACGCTGATCATGTGGAATATCTATTGGCATATTCGTCCTTCTCCTATGTCTTATACTATTTCACAAACACCACCACTACAGGCCCACTCCTGTTGAGGTTTAACGTTGTTTTGTTCTTCAATAACATTCGTAAAGTCTACCTGAACAGATTCTCGATTCAAATCAACCCACTCTTTCCAGTTATACACGTCCTTCATACAGTAGGTTAGTTTACGTAAATCTCCATCGAAATATCTGGTTGCAAACTTTTTACACCTGTCAGACCATTCTTTTTTACCGTTGCCCTTAATACGTTCTCCAATACCCAGCAGGGAATCGCAAGCGGCCCATAGGTTGTCTTCCCACAGGTTTAGAGCAACCTCGATTAGGCCGCTTACAAACAGAGACGCATCACCATAGTAAGCAACCTGTTCGCTAGGTAGGTGAATGGTGGTGAATGGGGCTTGAGGATAGTCTTTATCTCCCGTAATTGGAAGCAAAGAAATACCACAGAAGTATTTTCGATTCTTATAAATAAACCCTTCTACTTCGTCCCACTCACTAGCCTTAACGTTGATAGTATTGGAAACGTTATGCACTAGCCAAGGATGTGTACATAGTTTTTTATTTGTTCCCGGAACGACCCAGTTCTGTTGGGTACTTTTTACGTAATTTAAAAGGTCTATGGCACCGACCTTGTTCTTTGTTTTAGAACCGGGAGGAACTTCGATGCAGAATGCAACCACATCGTCACTATCGTTGTTTGACCAAACTGATTCTTCGCACGCTCGCGGGTTCATCTCTTTAAAATAATTATAGATTGGTTCAAGCTTATTTGCCTGAACTCTTCTAATATATCTCTTTGCATGGTGAGGATGTATCCCACTTGACGTTCCGAGTATACAGCTAGAAGTTCCCTCCGGTTTGATACATGTTGTTCTGGCCGCTTGATTTATACCAATAAGTTCGGCCATTTTTTTATTTGTTTTCTTTACGATTTCGGCTCCGTACCTTTGGTATTCTGGATCTAAGCAAATATCGTGCTGCTCCATGATTCCAGTCATCGATACGCCCAGTAGAGCCTCTCTCTTGATGATGTTTTCTGAGGTCTCGCCTAGATACTCAAAAGAAGCAAATCCAGCTTGAAGTGTACCGATGATTGACGCTGCTCGACAGGCATCGTTAAAATCTTGCTCAGTTTTAACTTTGGCGCAATTAATTGTACTCAGGTTACAAGCCTGCCATCCGGTTTTGCCTGTTGTTTCGTCTACTGGCCACATTCCGATTTCGACACATGGGTTAACTATCAATTCTGTTGAATCGGCCCAAACAAATCCCGGTTCACCAAAATCCTTAACGGACTGCATAAGTTCCGAGAATTGTTTTTTTGTTGTCTGGTCTCTAAGTAGCATTGCTGAGTTATTTGATCTGCCACGTTGTGGGTTCTCTATAAACCAGTTGCCAGTTTTAGCTTTAGCCATCGATTCGTCGTCCGGGCTAAATACACAAATCGTGGCACTTCTCCGGACGCCTCCACTAATCACTGCATCTGCTGCGTGCATCACGATATCA